TGTATAAAATCTATAAATTTTTCCATTATTCGTATAAATTTTCTTTTAACCATTTAGCTAAATTATTAGCTTTTTCTTTAAACCAATTAATTCCTTGACCTTGTGTAATGCCTTGAGTTAATATTCTTAATAATACATTATCACCAGGTTGAACACCTTGTTTTTTTAAATTAATATCCAATTCCTGTAATATACCGGATTTTTTTAAAGAAGCAATTGTTTGATAAGCTTGTGCTTCTTGTGCCTTAGATAAATTCATACTTTGAATTTTAACATCTAAATCTTTAATTAAATTATTTAATTGATATTGATTAGTTTCTAATCTAATCGGATTATTTTGTTTACTAAATTCTAAATCAACTAATCGTTGATCATTTTGAATTTTTAAAGCTTGAGCATTTGATTCTGCCATTTGTTGAGCATAAGGCAATTTAATATTTTTTTCAGCCCAATCAAGTTGTTTTAACATATTATCAGTAGATGCATTTTTTATTTGTTCTTTTACTAAATCAGTTTGAACATTTTTTAATTGTGTATCTTGATAAGTTGATAAACCTTGTAATCCCATAGCAGCAGCATTTCCTAAATCTACTTGTGGTGCTCTTGGTGAATAACCTTCAACAGATGAAGAACGTACAACTGGAGATTGTGTCATTTGACCATAAATAAGATTTGGATTTAAACCAGCTTCCTTAAATCGCATCATTTGCTCTTTAGGTGAATTATATTGATTTTGTCGGTTCCAATCCGCTAAAGCGTCTGCTCGTTGTTTGTCATACATTTCTCTTGAATAAGATAGTTGACTTTGATTAGTTCGAGATTGAGATCCCGCATTAATAGCCGATCCAGCTAAACTGGCACCAGCGGCAATAAGGGGTAAGACTAGTGGACCCATATTTTTTTTTGTTTTTAATTGACATTTAAAAGTAGTGTTTCTTTTTCGTTTTTCACGCCACTACGTTCTGTTCTGTACTCAAATGTAACACTTTTTTTTAAATTAGTGTCAATTAGCACTAATATATCGAGATACATTAGTGCTTTTCGCCCCTCATCGGGGCTTTTGACGGACAGAATCCAGGGCAAAGCCCTTACGATTCCGTCTCGTCGGGTTTATTTTCAACTGAGTTATCAACAGAGTTATCCACATTTGTGGAATGTTTTTTACGAGATTTATTATTAATCTCATTTAATTCGAACTTATATAATTCTTCTAGTTCTTGACGCTCAGCTAAATCCAAAGTTAACGGATTTGGTAAATCATCTTCTTCATCATAATATTCGTCTAGGCGTCCGCCCACTGGGAGCCCCCTAGCGTATCTATCTAATATTGTCTTAATAGACATACTTTGATCAGGTACCGTTAATGACGGTTGAGTAAAGATTTTATAATTCTTTTCAAAAGAATTAGCATTTATTGAATTTTTAACTTTCATAATTTTTCCAATTTATCTCTTCCGAGTTGTGTATTTTTATACATTTTTTTAAATGAATTTTGATGTCTTTCTACTAATATTTTTTCAGCTAAATCACCAAATTCATTAATTAATTCTAATTCAGCTTTAAGAGCTTCATCGGCCATGACAATTTTAAGATGATTATTTATTAATAATTTTTGTGTTTCTGAATACATTTTGTCTTTATAATATCTTGGCATAGCAATTTTTTTTCCTTCTTTAATAGGTACATACATACGATTAACTAAATCGTTTTTATGCCATTTTTGTATAGCTGGTGTTAAATAATTTTGACCTAAACCTTTAGACATTAAACTAAATTCTTTTTGTCTATCATCATTATAATGTTTAGGTATTTTACCAGGTTTTTGCATATACTTTAATGTATAACCTATAGAAGCTTCGTTAACTTCGCCAATATATATAGTACCAAGAGGCACATACCCACAACCAGCTTTGTATTGGCTCCAGGCTCGTTCAACTTTTTCTGCATCAGCATTAAATATAATCATATGATAATGAGGGCGGTCTCTTTTACTACCGTATTCGCCACATACATAATACTTTAATTTTGTGTCGGAAAGTTTCCGTAAACGTTTCATATAAGTTTGGATGTCCCTTTTATTTAGAGTCATAAATCCATTCTTAGTTAGAGGTACGTAATTTGTATTATAAGTAAGTGTAACAAATAAAGCAGTTTCAGAGCGCTCACCCTCTTTAATCAACCTAAAAGACCATCCCGATGTTCTCCGTTTCATACAATTAGGACATTTACCACAAGGAAGCGCCATCCATTGATTTGTAATTTTATCTCTAACTTGAAACGGAGTTATACATCGAGAACTCATTATATAGTAGGTGTACCGTATTTAGGCATAGGGCGCACTGCCTTAATTTTATTTAGTACATGACAATATAATTTCTGTGCATCTGGATCTGTAACAGCAAATATACGTTCTGTATCTTCAGGAACACACTCAATAAATTCTTGACTTAATGTAGGCTCAGAAGCAAATATTCTTCCAAGATGCCAATAATCAAGAGAGGTTCTAAAGTCACCAGCCACACGAGATGGCATATATTTATACTCTGCATATCTTGGAACATAACCAAAAGTATCTTCTTTATTATCTGTATAAGCATACAATTCTTGTAATTGGACTTCTTGCTCACCAATATTAGCAAAAGAAGGCCAATAGTAATCTAAAGGATCATGTTTTAAAAAAGTACGTGGTACGCCTTGTTGATATGCTGTTTTAGGCATAACAGACATAATACCAATAATATAGCCATGTTCTTCAGCATAATAAGAACCTGATTTTCCAGATGAAACTGAAATACCATGACCTGCCATATTACCTTGAGGTAATTGATCTTCAGTACCTGAAGTATTTAAAACTTCACTTATAACAACAGGAGTTTTAACACCTGTAATATACTCTGGACGTTGTAAACGAGCATCTGAAGATTTTACTCCAAAATGAGATAAAATACTTTCAATATATCGAGTACCTCCACGAGCATTTTTTTCCAACCATTCCTGCAATCTATAAGCACGACGTAAATCATTAATAGTAGTAGGTTCTACAGTTAATCCATCAGTTTGTGCCCATAAATCAGTCATACCTCCTTGTGTATCACCTACAATATAAGGAGAACCTGGTGTACCATTTAAAGTTGTATTTCCTACATTTGAATATATATTAGCATCTCCATTAACAGCACCTAAAGGAATATCTACTGCGGCACCTTTTTGAGCAAAAGGCAATGATGAAGTAAAATAATCATGTTCCCAAGCTCTATTACGAATTGATGTAAATCTTAACCACCAATTTGCATTACCTGTAATATTACCATCCTTTAATTTATAATCTACTTCAGGAATCAAATTTTGATCTCTATAATATTCATTATATACTGCTTGGTATGCAGCTAAAGGCAATGCACTAATTCTTGCAGGAACATTAGAACCATTAGGTGGTGGTACACCTAAATAATCTAAAAATTTAGAAATTTGATTAGATCCTGTTTCATAATTGTCAATAACAAATTGAGAATAATCTAAATAAGGAGCTACAAGTTCCGGTCCTGTACCGGTTGGTCCATTATTTGTAATAAACTTCTCCCAATTATCCCATAATATACGATTAGGAACAAAGAAATAATGCATAGTAACATCCATACGATGCATAACTGGAGCAGTCATAGGAGCAAAACGAACAATAGATTCACACCCTAATGATATAGAATCACCTGGTACTACTTCTAATGTTAAAATAGGAACTAATTGTCCCATATTTGCAGACAATTTAACATCATGAGTTAAATCGAAAAAATTCTTTTTCGGTTTTTTTAACTGAATTGAATTAAAAATATTTTTTGCCATAATTATAAACGGATACCACCGCGTGACATGTAATATGTACGTGAAACTTTTCTCTTGCCGTAACCTTTACGACCGTAGGACTTACGTCCTTTGTAACCTCTACGATTTCTCATTTTCGTTTTGTTTAAGATGAAACATTGTTATTTGAAGTAAACCACAAATACTATCCAACCTGGAT